AGGAAGAGATGGAGCTGAATGCATTCCTCCGGCTTTATATGCATTAAGCATTTTTTTGAGATTTACTCCTTGAACTCCGCCGGACAATTCAAGTAAGAAATATCCTAATTGAGCCTGATCACTATCTGGTTCAAAATTATTTGTCTTACAATAATCCAAGAAAAAATCCAATCTTGCATTTGTCCATTGTGCCCATCCATATCCAGTATTTTTTGTTCCTTTGGGTGGAGGCACATTAGCAGGACCTGATCCTTTTCCGTATTCTCTTACTGCTTGAAATCCATCCGATTCGTACCAAAGATTTCCTACCATTGCTGATGCCTGAAAGTCTTTAAGATAAGGAAATCTCTGTCGGATAATAGCAGCAATACCTGCGGCTCTAGTAGTTGAATCTTTGCTTCCTTTTTCCAGTCCATTTATAGGTCCAGAAAGTTGTCCTGTTCCTTGAGGACCATATGCAGATATACCATCGCTTCCTGGTTCTGGAGTAGTTTGATTTACTCCGTATGTGAAATGTCCTCCGTAACCAGGAAGAACTCCAAAAAAGAAAGGTTGCTGTCTATCAATTCCATCAGCAAAAAAACCAACAACATGAGTACCAACAGTTGGACCAACAGGAGCATATCCCATTCCCAATGTTGCTGGATTACCGGTTATAGACAATATAGGATATGCCCAAGGCAATTGATCTGTTGTTACAAGGGGTTGATCTTCAGGATGAACTCCAAATATTCTTATTTTACATCTACCTAATTTTAATGGATCATTTCTATCTTCTACGATTCCGAAAAATAAAACGACTTTATCTAATCCGAAAATATGCGGAGTATGTGGAGCATCAGACATTATTTAAGAAACCTATTTAAGAAATTATTGAGAGAGCCTTGATCGGGAATAATGTCATCCAGTAAATCAACTGGCTCTCTGAAATATTGATTACTCAAAGCATTATTATCATTTCCAGTTACTTTTGTATTTTTAGCTTCATCAGTAGATTCTACTTTTTCACTGAATGCATTTTTATATATGTCCATTTTTGCTTGATATGTTGTTTGAGTAAAAATGTGATTTATAGTGCATACTAGATAAAAGCCAGATATAAATCTATTATCAGGATAGCTTTCTGGTTCTCTGCCTTCTCCCGAAGGTATATTGATATAAATTACATCTCCGGCATTTATTCTAGGATTTCCAAATGTGTCTATCGTAAACATATTTTGAGCAAGTCTTGTTAGATATGATGCTCTTGCTGGATAAATTTGTTCTAGATAGGTATCGTTAGTTGTCGATGAGTTATCTTTTGGAATAAAGAAAAATTTATTGTATTTTGCATCTGAATTGTCTTCAAGTTTAGAAACAACTTTATTCATGAATGTAACACTATTTTCAGGAAATGACTGGTCGTTTTTGCCGCCTAGAGTCATTGAATCATTATTAGTTTTATCTGTATTATTTAAAAAGCGAAATCTATTCGAGATGGTTTTCTTATTGACATAATCGTATACTAAGATATTAGATTCAAACATTCCTTGTTTTAGTTTTTCTAATGTATCAAAGAAGCTTCTATGATACATATTGATTATGGTTTGTTTTTCTCTCAGGTTAATTTGATTCTTGATAGAGATCATAGGATTTTCATAAACATATTTAAAATCGCTGATAGCATCTTCACTATCATCCAATGCACCTTCATCTTTGGCTTTTTCTATTCCTGCGGCTATAAGATATTCTATATCACAGAAATTAAATCCATTAAAGTTTTCAAAAAACAAATAAGTTCCAGATTTGAATGTACTATCTGCAATCGATCTTCTTGCTAAAAAATGCGCTGCTTCGATAGGAGGCAATCTGGGAATACAAACGTTCTGTATTCCTTTTGTCTCTTGAAGCTTATCTATTTTTTTAATTCTCTTACCTTTGTTCTGAATGTCTTTTTGATTTATGAAAAGATAATCTTCTAAGATGCTTTTTACATTATCGCTATTAAGCCCTGAATATCCTTTCATCACTAAAGTTGTTGCATCAAATAGATTTTCTTCACTGCAAATATTCAGGGTATATTCTTTTTTTGTATTGTTATCATAATACTCAATGGAACTTATTCCAAAAACAGCAAATCTAAGTGAGACACTTATAGGTTCAGGAATCCAATCTACAGTATAATCAATTTCAATAAATTCTTCTCCTAGAATAGGAAAATTGCTCACTCTTCCGCCCAGAAGATTTATAGCATCTCTAATTCTAATTGATCCATACAAAGTATTTTTAAAAATATCTTCAGTTATTGACATCTGCATGATAAGATTTGTTATTCCTATAGCCCTGCTTCCATCCGCATTCTTAAGAATAACTCTAAATTCTCGAAGTCTACCAGTTTCAAAAATATCAGCCATTTAATAATGCACCTAATTCTGTAGCAACTACATTCTTCAATTTATTATCGATCAAAGATATGTTTCTTTTTTGCTCATTCAATTCAACTTCATAATCATACGAATAAACAGGATAATAATTTATCTGATCATTGATTAGTGCATATGATTCAACAGTTATTCTGATATCTTCATTCGTTAAAGTTCTTTCACCAGAATTTGATGGACTTGTTGTAAATCCTGATCCATCTATATTAACATATGATACATCTGGATTCTTTCTATAAAATTCAATTTTTGCTTTTGCTGCTTCTATCGTGCCATATTTCTTGAGAATATATTTTTCAAATTGAATGTATGTTTTTGGCCATTGAGAATAGGGATCTATTATATTATTAGCTAATAATATGAGCCAATCATATCCAGGATTTCCATAATACCAAGTTGCAATTCCATCAGGAGTTTCTCCTTCTCGAATAACATATGGATAATAAACAGATGCATTTAGTTTCAACTTATCGATAAATGCTGCACGCAAAGTTATATTGGTCGATAATACATTGAAGTATTTTATTTTTGGAAAATTTGAAAAATAATTTACTGTCATTTTTCGTATCCATATCCAGCTTCGAAGGGAGTTTTGTCGATATCTTCAGATGTAAGAATTGATCTTTCTCTAAAGGTTATTCTCAGACCAATATCAACAGGCTCATTTGTATCTTTGAAGAATGCATTATTATCTCCATTATATGTAATGTCTATATTGGTTATGAAATTTCCATTTGGATTAAATGTAATAATAGGAGAAGATGGACCTTTAATAAAGACATATGCAATATCAGGATATGCAAGAAGGAAGTTACTTGCTCCATTTATTGCTTTTTTAGGAAGAGAATCTCTTTTGAGTTGGGCTAACATTGTTTTCAAAGTTAAAGATTCTTCTATACTTCTAGGAATAAATCTCCAAGAAAAAGTATGTTCTCTAATTGAAACTCCCTTGAATAGTACAGCTATATTTGGATTTGCGGCTGCTCCGATTCCTAACTCACTTAATGCTCTAACTTGATCTCCTCTTCCTACCAGATCGCCGGCAGCCGCTCCTGCTGATCTAGCAACAGTAGTTGCAAATACTTGAGCGCCTGCTAATACATTTCCTACGATATTTTCTGGATTTTCAAAAACTTCTTTTACTGAAGCAGCCGTTCCGCCAATAGCACCTAGAGCCATATTATCATATTCTATTCCAAATCTTTCATTTAATCCACCGAGTGGTAATGGAAGATGGTAATAATTATCTGATACATTTGTGCTAATAGCTGAAATGCCTAATTTATTTTGAGCCTTTTCTATGCCCTTTGTTGTTAGAGCCTCGTATGTTCTAGTATTGATAGTAAAATATACTGATTGTCGAGACAAATCTCTAGGAAATGTAAATCCTGCTCTCTTCAGTATTCTATTTCTGGCTTTTTCTGGATTGCTATCTGTCATTTTATGCCTAAATATTAGTATCCTATTTATTTAAAATCAGACAAAGATGTTCAAAACCTATAAAGGAAGATACATACCCAAAAATCCCGAGAAATATATCGGAGATCCTAATAATATTATTTATAGGAGTAATTGGGAACAAAGACTTTTTTATCGATTGGACACTGATCCGGGCGTTACTAGATGGGCATCCGAAGAGTTTTCAATACCGTATATGAATCCAATAGACAAAAAGAAGCACCGATATTTTCCGGATGTATATGTTGAGAATGTGAATGGAGATAAATTTGTAATTGAAATTAAACCTAGCCAGCAAACCAAGGTTCCTGTACCAACAAGTACAAATAAAAATACCAAGAAATATCTGACCGAAGTTAGTACTTATTTGATAAATAAATCAAAATGGCTGGCTGCTGATGAATTTTGCAAGGAAAAGGGTTGGCAATTCAAAATTGTCACAGAAAAGGATTTAGGAATTTAGAATGTCCACAACAACCGATAGGTACATTTATGGTGCAATTCTCAAAAGGGCTGAAGAAACGCGCACAATTCCTAATAGAACTCAAGAAGCCCGAGATTGGTTTAGAAAGTCGGCTGCAAAATATACAAATGTAAATCAAGATAGACTTTTTAGTGGAGCAACATTAACCGATATTCCTCTTCCTGGAAGAATGTATATGTACGTTTATGATGCCAAGACAAAGGACGATCTACCCTACTGGGACGCTTTTCCACTAATATTTCATACGAGATCGGATTCAACGGGATTCTATGGAATCAATTTACACTATCTAGCACCCAGACTCAGAGCCAATTTGATGGATGCATTGTATACAACAATTAATAATAAAAAATATGATGATTCTACTAAATTGAATATTTCATACTCAATTTTAAAACAAGCATCATCTATGAGATTATTTGCACCTTGCTTTAAAAGATATTTGTTTTCTCAAGTAAAATCTAGAATGATTTATATTCCTCCCTCTGAATGGGATATTTCGTTATTCTTACCAACACAAAGATTCAAAAAAGCTCCTGATGATCAAGTCTGGAGAGAGTCATCAGAAAAAGCATATAGATCAACTTCAACATCAAATAAAAAAAGGAAAAAGTAAATGGCATTTGATATTGGAGAGTTTCAAAAGCAAATTGGAGGCCAACTCGCAAGAGAGGCATTTTTTGATGTCAATATTACATTTCCAGAATTTTTGGGCGGTAGTGCATCATCGAGATTGATGACCTTTTTATGTGTAGCATCAAATCTTCCTGCAAGACAAGCATCAATTTCTATGGTTCGAACGGGAGGTATGGGACTTACTAGATCGTTCGTAACAGGAATGCAATACTCTGCATTAGATTTAACTTTTTATTGTGATGTAAATTCCAATGCTCTTAAATTATTTAACAATTGGTTGGATTATATGCTTGAAACAAAAATAAGTGGAGAGATGAATCTAATTGAATACAGGGACAATTATACAACTGAAATAGTTTTGAATCAGTATAATGATGTAGTTGATGGAAAGAAAAAGGGCAAAAAGACAGCCTCTTGGAAATTCAAAGAAGCTTTTCCGTATAGTGTTGGTCCTATAAACTTTAGCTGGGGTTCTAGAAACAACTTGATCCTTATTCCTGCTGCATTTTTATATTACAATTATCACTACGATGACACACCCGATCAATCTACGGATTATCCTTTCAATAATCTTCAATTAGCAAATTATAATCTATCTCCAGTTAGAGGAATTGATATCTAGTTAAATGAGGTTTTAAAAATGAAATTGCCTAAAATTGATTCGCCTATGTTTCAAATCAAATTAATCTCGATTGATACTCCGGTAAAATTTAGACCATTTACAGTCAAAGAAGAAAAGCTTCTTTTGATTGCGGAAGAAAGCAAAGAACCAGCAGATATTTTATCTGCCATAAAGCAAGTAATCAACAATTGCTGTGTAAGTGATATTGATATTGATAAACTTCCTGTATTTGATATTGAGTATTTTTTCCTGCAGCTTAGATCGAAGTCGGTCAGCAATATCACTACACTAAAATATAAAGATAAAAAAGACGATATCATAAGAGAATTTGATGTTAATTTGGATGAGATAAAACCAAAAGTCGATTCTAATCATAGCAATATCATAAAGATAACAGACAAGATAACTGTTCAATTTAGATATCCATCTATTAACATGGCCATAAGAATCAACAAGATGCAAAGTCCAACAAATGTTGAATATCTGGCTGAATGTCTGGATAAAGTATATGAAGAAGATGAGGTATACGAAGCCAGTAATTTTAAATTTGAAGAAAGAGTTGATTTTATAAACAGCTTAAACTCAAAAATGTTCGATCAGATTATGAATACTTTTATTAAAACTATGCCTAAACTGTCACATACCATAGAATATCAAAACAAAGAAGGCGAGGACAGAAAAATAGTTCTCGAAGGATACCGAAGTTTTTTTCAGTAGGGCTGAGTCATACTAGTTTATTGAACTATTATTATTTGATTTTTAATTTGGCTCAGCATCATAAATATTCAATTACTGAAGTGGAAGCTATGTTTCCTTTTGAACGAGACATATATGTTGGTTTATTGCAGAATATGTTGGCTGAAGAAATCGCAAAGTTGAAAAAAGATCAAGTAAATGGTTGAAAAAACAGTTCAAGGACCTCAAGATCCCATTAAATTTATCAGTATCACTGATAATAAAGAAGTAACTGCAATTACATCTGATCTTCTTAATCAAAGAATTAGAGAAGAAGAACAGAGGCAGGGAATGCCAATTGAAGATATATTGGTTGGTGCAAAAAGACCCAAAGAAGAAGATCCCAATAAACTTGATCCTGCTAAAGATGTAAGAGCAGATGCAAAAGAAACTAGACAATCAAATCTGAAAAGACTAGGAAATCAAGCCGTAGAAAATTTTAAAAAAAGATTTGAAGAAGAGACTTTTAGTTTAGAGAACTTTTTTGGTCCGGATAAGTCAGATGCGGAAATAGTAAAAAGCGATAATAATGAAACATCTGATCTAATGAGAATGGCTTCAATCATTTCTAAAGAAAGACAGGCTGAAGCTTCCAATAATCTCCCCAAGCAGTATGATTTATTCGATAAAAATGTTGGATCTGAAAGTTCAGACTCTATAAAAGTTGAAAGTGAATCTGATGATGATATGAAAAAATCATTGGAATCTATTGATAAGAATATCACTGAATTAGTAAAAATAACAAAAAGCGAAAAAAGAGAAGATGAAACTGAAGATGAATTTATACAAAGAGAAATTGATCGACTCAGACAAAAAGAAGAAGAATTTGCTGCGAGAGAAGGAAAAGAAAGACAGGTAGTTGATCTTAGAGATCGGGCTGAAAGATTAGAAGGATCCGATGAGACAACAGCAAATAAATTTAAAATATCCAATCTAGATAGACTCGGAACTGAATTTGACAAAAATTTTGCCAGAAGACTAAATGAAGAAGCACCTTTTTTAAATTTATTTTCTGATAAACTATCAAAAGCAAATGAACCTGGTTCAGAGATAGGTGGTCTTGATATATTAGGTTTAGGTGGATTGAAAAATGCAAAAATACCAGCGGCAGTTCCAGGAATAGGAGGAACGAAACTTCTTCCTAGAATGTTAAAAGGAGGTCTAGCAGGTGCTGCAGTAGGTGGACTGTCTTATCTTGCATCAGATTATATTGGGTCACAGGAACAAGAAGTTATTCCTGGAGTTGAAAATGAAGATTTAAAATTGGGAGTTGATATTGGAAGTTCTGCATTGACAGGAGCAGCAATGGGAGCTGCTTTTGGTCCTGCAGGAGCTTTGATTGGTGGAGCCGCAGGTCTAGGGTATGGATTATATGAAAATTGGAATAAAATAGAAGAAGAATGGAGTGAAGGTGAAGATAAAATATCCAAAGGTTGGAATGATTGGTGGGGAGAAGATGAAAATGAAGATACTAAAATGGTCAATGATAAAGGCAATAAAAATACAGCAGAATTAAAAAGAAGTGCTGAAATGGTCAATGATAAAGTCAGTAAAACTACAACAGAATTAAAAAGGAATACTGATACAGTCTCAGAATTGAGAAATGTAACAAGAGATTCTAAGGGAACTACAACAACTGTAACCACGATAAACAATAGTACATCTGAAAGAGCAAGAACGGTTGTTTTATCTTCGACTGCTGGCGATGCAAAATCATTGAGACTTAATCAAATGGGATACTAAATAAAAGTGATGGTTCAACTCGTGTTTGCACATGAGATAATTATCTAATAATAAGAACCACGAATAAACTTAAGGGGGATTTTTGACCCCCCTTTTTCTATTATATGCCTATAGCATTCCTAAGAAATTCCTAGGACGCCTGAACTGTCCTGGCATATCTGCCAATAGGTTTGTAACATTATATCAGCTTGTTCTCGAACATCCTTATCCATCTTTCGAAGACGAACTACCTGTCTCATTACCTCTGTATCAAATCCATCCGCCCGGGCTTCAAGATAGACACTCTTGATATCGGTTGCTACATTCTTTTTATCAACTTCAAGACGTTCGATTCGGTCGATATATTGCTTAAGTTTATCTGCTGCAACATTAGGCTTCATCATATTCTCCATTAAAAGTTTCGAGTATAAACAGTACCATCACAATTAAATTCAATTGTATCCCAATCTTCAGCATTTAGAGATTTCAAGGCAAGACCCTTTGCTCGAAACATATCTGTCCAATTATCCACTAGTGTTTCACTAATATCAACATTTCTAGTTTCGATATTTGTTTCTGCAATAAGATTATTTTCCTTGAAAATTTTTACAGATGCTCTTGCCATTTTTATTCTTCCTCTTCAGCAAGCTTCTTGAAAAAAGAAAGATCGTCCTCATCTTCATCTACAACAACAGGAGACTTCCGTTCTGGAAGAGTTTTCGCTGATGCTGTCTTCTGAACAGGAGGTTCTACCTTCTTTGTTTCAGAATCACTAAAGTCTGTAGCATATACATTTAGTTCAAGAACTTCCTTAAGTCGGCGATCAAGTTCAGCGAAAGTCTTGTACTTGCTGGGATCTAGAAATCCATTCAAAGAATGTTCCTGATTGAAGACCTTTTCAAGTTCCTTATCATCTTCAAACAGTGGCTTGGATTCGCCAAAGCTTGAGGTTTCATAGCTCCGATATCCATCGACCTGACGCATACGGAGATAGAAGTTTGCACCACTCCAAAGACAAAATGGATTGATTGGCTTCTTCTCTTCGATACCATCATCAACTGGATGCATTACTGCATTAAGCTTCTCAAAAATCTTCTTACCGAAATCGTAGAGAAATACCTTACCATTATTATCTGAATTACCAGGATCCTTTACGATATAGATATTGGCAACATAATGAAGGCGGCGCTTCTGTTTACGAGCCTGCTTGCGCTGTGGAGAATCATCATTATCTGATTCCTTCCAAAGCTTGCTATTGTATTCAGCAACAGGATCCTTTTCTCCAATAGAAGTCAGAGACTTTTCGATATACCACTTGCCGCCGGGACCCTGAAAGCCATGATCCCAATAACGAACGAAAGGAACATCTTCACCTTCTGGGGCAGGAAGAAAGCGAATGATTGCTGAACCATTACCTGCCTTATCGACAGTTGGCTTCCAGAAATTTTCATCTCCCTTTTTTGATTCGGCATCAGGATTCATCTTGTTCATTTGCTCAGTAAGCTTCTTGAGCGAATCCTGGCTTGTTTGCTTTAGTTTAGAAAAATTTGACATATGTATGTACTCCTTGTTTAACAGTGTTTAACAGCTTATCCACAAAAAAATCATATCAAAAACAATTACCTTCTTCTAGAAGACAATATACTTATATAGGAAGAGTGTTGCTTTTGGGCAAAAAGTTCAAATTTTCTGCTTCAATTTGAACCTTTGCTTTCAACATATCATTGGACTTTATAAGCTTACCAATCGATTCTATCTCAACATTGTTTTTCTCGCAATACAAAACTATTGCATCCATGTATGAAATATTCAACTGTCTGACCAACTCTTCAATTTTTTCAAAAACATTTTTAATGATCATAATTTGTCTGGTTCTCTATAAAAAATATGTTGACCTATCTTAGCTACCTTTTTCAGATTCCATCGAGGATTGACATAAGTTGCATGATAAAACTTCGATCCTTCTGTAACATCTTCAAAAGCACCATGGTAAGTATAGTGTGAAAGGGTCATTAAGTCAATTAATTTTTGCTGATTCTTTATGACTTTATTTTTTTCACATTTCCAGGAAAACTGGCAGACCTTCTGTTTCTTTTTATTATATGTAATTTGATTGATAACATCGCATGGTGTTTTACCGAATCTACCCATAGGATCATTGACTCTATTCATGACAACATTATTAACTGCAATTTTGCCAAGTAGAGGTTCTCCCCTCGCTTCAAAATACAGATTTTCTGCCATGCAACGAATTTGTTTCATATCAGATTCGTTATATTCAGCAACTACTGTTGTTGATTTTTTTTCTATGCTCATTAGTTCTAATGAACTAGATTCAGATGAAAAAGAAATATTTTTGGCTGCAGTTGTAAAAAATAATGCAGAACAAAGAAATAGTCCTAACAAAAAGTTTTTGAGTATCTTCATTTTAACCCCCTAGTTAAAATGATTCAGGCAGTAAAAAATAAAAATAACTGCTATGAAGAAGATACAATAGTGGAGTATCTCCGACATCCATTTCCCTCTTACTGGAAATGCAAAATCATTATGGTTTCGTTGGTGATAGTATAATCTTCAAAACTTAAAATTCAGTTTATCAAATCAAACTATCGCTTTCTTGCCCTAAAGACCTGAAGCTTTGCAAGAGTAAAAAATGGAGGAAGACCTCCAATAATATTTATATGATTTATATCAATTTACCATGTTAAACATCGTTAATGTTTAAGGGGTATCAATGAACTTCTTAAACTTTTCTGCTATAGAAATAACTTCTTCTGCTGTAGGAACAGGAACATTAGTTAGCAATTCCTTATTATGTTCAGCCCTACGATATTCTGTCTCATATTCTCTCTGGTTCTTTTGCATCTGATGATCATAAGCAAGCTTCAGTGCTTCAAGCCTAATTTCAAACGAGGTCTTGGTCATGATTTTACTTCGGTGTGTTTGTGTTTAATTTTTCGTGTATATACTTTTTTACTAGGAATTTTCTTAGGAACTATCCTAGTAACAGCCTTGGCTATAGGATTACGCTTCATAATACTATTCCTTCTAAAAGTTAATGCTTCGTGCAGGATCCGCCCCTGCGTAGCCCGCTCAAACGGGCAACTTAGTCTCGTTGAGTAGCCCAGCCACTTCCTAGTTCAACGAAGCATTATATCAATTATATAGTATTTTCTATATGCGTCAAGCGAAAACAACTGGTCCAAATAAAAATACTGTTATAAAAGACAGTTCAGGCCAAAATTTAAAATAACTCCAAGCGTACAATTTAAAAAGCATTGCAATCTTTCTTCTTAGATTCCTCAGGCTTAGATTCATCATATTGAAGATGGAATGCCTTCTTATAACGCTTTTTTCCACAACCATCATATTCCCAGTCTCTCAAGTCCGGGTCTAATTCTTTATATTTTTCATTTTCATTAGCCATTTAATTTTCGTCTCCAGTAATGAGAGGATCTATATCCCCAAGGTTTTTCTGGCTGAAAACTTTTGAATCCACAAGCAATAAGATTGTTAGCACTATGCGGATTTTCAAATGTATCAGATATAGCCCATTTTTTACCTAATGATTTAGCATATTTGCATCTTGTACGAATTAATTTTTTCTGAAGCCCATTTCCTCTGTGGCTACTAAGAACTCCAGCAGAAGAAAGGTACACTCCTATATTAGGATAAGTTTTAGATGGAGATATGGATGCGAATGCCACCGGTTCAGAATTATAGTAAACTATCCACCAAACATTTTCTTCTTCCGAAGGATCTGCTACGATATATCGAAAACAAGATAATTGAAGTTTTCTTAAAATATCCTGATTTTTAATACCATCGACTCGACGTATAACATAGAAATTCTTCGACAAGCATTGGATCTCCGTCTAGATGCTTGTTATTTATTCAACCGATAAATATTAGGGAGGAGCTATTAACTCCTCCCCTTGTTATTAAGCAGCCTTTGCCATCTCGACTGCGATATTTGCTGCCTCAATCTTGCGCTTCTGATTAGAACCGAACCAGGCCGAGGACAGGCGGGTATCAGCCGAACGACCAAGCAGATGATCGGTCGAGTAAGTTACCGCGTTGAAAGCGGACCACCAGCTACCCGGAGCAAACTTATTGCCAGGCTGACTGTCAAGGACCTCAAAAGCCAGCTTTGCTGCGCGCGAAGCCAACTCATCATTCTTCTGGCGCTTATTAGACGTAAGCGGGAAGACACGATTGAAGTATTCAACAATGGTTTCATCGTTATACTTCTTAGTAGAGAGGAACTTGGACAGTTCCTTGTAAGTAGCAAGCTTTTCCTTAGAAACACCGAGGACCTGCTTTACCGTATCGCCATCGAACTGGCGGCGATGGTTCATCTTAAACATTCGCTCAATGGCGGTGGCATTATTAAGAGCCATTGTCAGGGTATTGTTGCAAACAACGCGAATGGGAGTAAACCGAATATCAACGGTCTTTCCGTACTGGTGCGGATTCGAGAAGAGGAGATAACCCTCAACCTTATCGCCCTTAACGACCTCAAACGAGTCCTTAATCTTTGCCAGTGCCCAGATATTCTGACCTCCCTTCAGAGAGCCTGCGGTATGCATTTCCATATCGCCAGCACCGATGAAGTCATTGAAAAACTCGAATGCTTCTGCATTCTGCACAGGATTCCAGTCTTCACCAACCATGTCGAGGAACTTATTATCCGAGGTGCGGATAAGAGCCTGTCGACCAGTATCGATCTTCTTGCCGTTGACCATTGCGATAGCCGGAAACTTCTTAACTTCCCAGTCAAGTCCTGCCTTCTTCATCATATCTTCTGGAGAGATGTCAGCCGGGACCTGAACTCCAAGACTATGCCAGGGAGTCTGACCAACATATGCATGACGAACCGCACCATCAACAATCTCAATTTCATGTGCCATAGTACTATTGCCTTTCATAATATGAACGAGAAGAACCACTCTTCTCTTCAAGCTAGAAACTAATCTTATATTCAAACAAATAATAAGTCAACAACTATTTTCAAAAAATTCTTAATTGTACAAATATTTTTTGTAGTTTAGGCAGTAATCTGGTAGGGCTTGTCCCACGTACCAACAAAAATATGATAATAATATGCAGTATTGAAAAAGTCAACCGATGCATCGCTGTTATCAAACCAGTCGGCAGACTTGAGAGCAGCAATTGCTTGGTCCAAAAAATCCTTGACAACGCCCTGATAATGTTCGTGATACCAATAGGGATTAATGCTCCTACCGGAAATTCCACCAAAATCAATCTTGCCAGACTTGAGAGTCAAATAGATATTGCGCTTGTCGGTACTCAGAGTACCCTTGATTCCGTACTTCTTAAGCACGGGCTTGAGGTTAGCGGCAATCTTTGCCTTCATTTCTTGGTCCATATAAGCCATGATTAGATATCTCCTCGATATGTTTTATGAGTATATTCGAAAAAATAAATTAAATCAAGCACTATTTCTTTTAGACTCTACATAGTTCATAGCCGACTCGATGGCATAAGCTTTAGTGGAAGTGCGGAAATAATGATAGGAATCATCTTTATTCATGGAGACGCGAGCCATCCATTCGTTTCCATTATATCTAGAAATACCTATAAGATAACCATCATAGATGGCATAATAAGCACGACCAATTTTCTTCATGGGAATCTTGCGAGACATACCAAAGTTCCTTTCTCAACGTTATGGCTTATTATAAATTCGAAAATAAATCCAGTCAAGCACTATTTTATAGAAAAAAACCGCAGATTTCTGCGGTTTTTCATATTCTTGTTAACTATTATTAACTATTTTTAAGGTCTGCCTTGACCGCGATATCGCTTAAAAGACCGCCTCTTGCTCTTATTCATAGAACTTGTTTTAGGGGTCGTTTTGTTCTGGCAAGTTTTCTTTTCAATCTTAACATGAAGGACTGTTGAATTTTTTGCTTTTGCCATTTTAATCTCCTTATTCGGTTATGTATTTTACAAAATCAATAGCAGTTTTTTTCCAACTGATATTCTTAACAGAATCATATGTAGTTTGTCTTGAAACAATAAAACATCTTCTTACTGCTAATTCTAAATTATTTTCACAATATCCATTGAATCCGTTTATTATTTGATCCATTGGACCAGTAACATTATAAGCAGCAACAGGAGTTCCACAAGCCATAGATTCCAGTACTACTATTCCAAAAGTATCGGTCTTGCTAGGAAATACAGTAACATCTGCTTCTCTATAATATTGAGCCAGCTCTTTTCCTGTTTTATATCCAACAAAATTTACCAAAGGATATTTGTTTTTTAGATATTCTAAATGAGGACCGCCGCCAACAACTATCTTTGTTGTATTTTTAATTTTCAATTCACAAAAATCTTGGATATTTTTTTCTTTGCTAACTCTTCCAACATACAATAAAACTTTTGTTGAATTTTTGGTTTTATTAGCAAATTGAAAATGGGTGTCATATCCTTTTCCTAAAACTTTATAGGATTTAAATTTATTTTCTTCAGCGGATCTGTGCGAATTACAAATAACGAATTTACTTTTTTTATGAAACCAATTCAAATATGCCCTAATAATTCCTGAAGGAATTTTATATATTGCCTGAACCATTTCAGGAAATTTAGTGTGATAAGC